GTTAAGCTGGTGCGGTTTGGCGACCCAAACATGACCATCAAAAAAGCACAGCCGGGCAGGCGCAAGAATTTTAGAGCCAGACACTCATGCGATACCGCAAAAGACAAATTTTCGGCCAGATACTGGTCGTGTAAGGCTTGGTAAGAGGATTAAATCATGTCGATTATGCGAGAGTTGATGAACAGAACTAGGGCCCCAGAGCCAACCAGACCAGAAGCTATGCCCAGTTTTGGCCCAATGTCTGGCGGCGTCAATGTTGGCGCTCCTGCGAATCTTGGCGGGTCTCTTGGAGGCATGGGTGCCGACCCAAGCATTATTGAGCGCATTAAAGCGTTGGCGGCAAATTATTCTGGCCAATCCGCGCCCAATCCACAGGCTCAGTTCAGCAACCTGATGGGGACTGTCCAAGGAGGCGGGGGCGGCTCTGCGCCGATGTCTAACCCGTTTATGGGCGGCTCCCCATTCGGATTTAATATTGACCAAAGTCAAATTGACAGAATCAGGGAAATCATTCGCCAGCGGCAACAGCAGATGGCACAGCCTACGCCACAGCAACCGCAAATAGATCCCGCAGAAGTAAGGGCTCGGCTCGATGCCTTTCTGGCCAACAACCCGAACATGGGGCCCATGTCATTGCCTTTTGGTGGCACTATCGACATAGCTAACCTGCGAGATCGAATGGCGCGCCTATCTACACTCATGGGTCGCGGGATGAGCTTCCAAGACGCCATGGGAAATCAGCGTGCGGCTATTGCACAAGGTCACGATCTTAATAACGATGGGATTGTGACTGACGAGGAATACAGACAGTCGACTAGCAGAGCGACTGGATCTGGCGCAATATCTGACCGAATTAATGCGTTGCTTGGAGCGGTGCGCGGCGGCGGAGGGCCCTGATGCCAAAGGCAAAAGCAAAAGCGAAGCCGAAGAAAAAGGCCAAATCTCGGGTCAATGAAGCGGGCAATTACACCAAGCCAACGCTTCGAAAAAGAATTTTTGAGCGCATAAAAGCTGGCGGAAAGGGTGGGAAGCCGGGCCAATGGTCAGCACGGAAGGCGCAAATGCTGGCTTCTGAGTACAAAAAAGCTGGGGGAGGATACAGGGACTAATGGCTCTCAAGAAGTCGCAAAAGTCCCTGAAGAAGTGGACGAGGCAGAAATGGCGCACTAAGTCTGGCAAGCCAAGCACGCAAGGGCCCAAGGCCACAGGCGAGCGATATTTGCCAGAAAAGGCTATTAAGGCTATGTCCGACAAAGAATATGCGGCGACTACCAGAAAGAAGCGCGCAGACACTAAGAAAGGCAAACAATTTTCAAAGCAACCCAAGAAGGTTGCCAAAAAGACGGCGAGGCATCGCAAATGAAGATGGACGAAAAGAAAGCCGACCTTAACAATGACGGCAAGCTGTCTGGCTACGAAAGAAAACGTGGCGAAGCGATTGCTCGCAATCTAAACAAAGGCGGTTACGTCGAAGTTCAGGGACGTGGCTGTGGCGCTATGATGAACAATAGGCGCAAAAAAACCCGAATCCCCAGATCGTGAGGTTGTTATGAAAATGAAAGCTAAAGGCATGAAGAAGGGCGGCATGATGAAGTCCAAGGGTTATGCTAAGGGCGGCGCTATGAAAACCAAGGGCTACGCTAAAGGCGGGGCCATGAAGACCAAGGGCGCATCAAAAGGCGGCAAAATGCGAGTGCGGCCACCGTCAGGCAAAAAGAGCGGCTTATACGGGAGATAGATGGCTTATTTGCAGAGTAATATCCCGCACTTCAAGTGCTGGGTACGCAGGGAGTACACGCATAACCATCAAAAATACCACGGCGAATTTATTCACGCCATGGCTATTGCGGTCACTACAATGCCCACCCGTTGCCTTAGCTTCCAGTTAATTTTCACGGGGGCTGAGACATACGACACCGACGAGCCGAATGTTCACGGCGGAGCGATGTGGGCGAGAATGCCGATTACTGCGCTGGTGGGCGATACTCCGATGGAGGAGTGGCCAGAGCCAATGCCCGTTTGGGCGGCTCAGCCTTGGGATTGTAGCTCTCATCATCATGCCGTTTATGTGCTTGACAGAGCAACGCCGTGCCCTTGGCTCGCGCTTATTGACGGGGAGATGTACCCCGCCAAATATTATTTCACTGTGGATTATGCCGAAAACGAGATCGCTGACGATCCCGCTCAGCACAAACAAAGCCATGTTCTTGAGCTACTAGATGCGGGGCCATGGACAGGCAACATAGTGGCGTTGCCAAACAATCGAGTGCGGGTGACGCACCCCGCATGGTTTGAGACCGGAGAAGGCGCTCCAGACTTCCGACCCTCTCAGCATATCCATTATTCAAAATCTGATTTAGACTACACCTTGGACGTAAATCAGGTTTTCAACAACCTATACGCGGGTGCTGAAGATGGCGACGAGCGGCAGTAAAGATTTTGAGTTAGATGTAGCGGATTATGTAGAAGAGGCGTTTGAGCGTTGCGGATTAGAGCTTCGCACTGGTTACGACCTCAAAACGGCCCAGCGGTCCCTTAACCTGATGCTTGCGGAGTGGGCTAATCGCGGCTTAAACCAATGGACAATCAATCAAAAATCAATAAGTGCAGTAAAAGATACTATTGTATACACGATTGATTCGACCAATCCGACTTCTGTGATTGACGTGCTTGACGTGTTTGTTAGGGAAACCGTCTCTGGCACAACGACGGATTTGCCGCTGACGAAGCTGTCTCGTGCCGAGTACGCCCACATTGCGACAAAAACGAGCACAGGCAAGCCCAATCAATATTTTATTGATAAGCAAATCAGTCCGACAATTACGATCTGGCCTGCGCCAGACAAAAGTTCAACATATACCCTATACCTCAACACGCTCAGCCGAATGGATGACGCGGACGCTGGCACAAACACCATGGAAGTGCCATTCCGCTTTTATCCATGCCTTGCGGCCGGTCTTGCCTATTACATGGCGCTAAAACGGACCCCCGAGAAAGTACCTTTGCTAAAACAGCTTTACGAAGAAGAGTTTGAGAGGGCCTTGTCGCAAGACCAGTCTCGCGCGTCTTTCCGTGTTGCGCCTGATTTGACGATATACAGGATTGCCTAGTGTCGTTTAGCGGCGGAAAAAACGCTTACGGAATCTGCGACATTACTGGATTCCGATATAAGCTGAAGGACATGAAAAAAACGTGGGATGGCCTGCTTGTCGGCCCCGATCAGTGGTCTCCCAAGCATCCTCAACTGCAAAGAAAGCCATCTACTTTTGACCCAGAGGCTGTGCGGAACGCAAGAGTCGATCCATCAAGCGATGGCAATGATGGCAACTTCTTTATGGTGTATACAAATGTGGGCAATGGCATACTAGGCGCGGAAATTGGCACGTTTCAAATTAACAGTGCAGTTGGCACTGTGGAGGTCACGATCACATGAGCTTCACGCTTGCGAGTCTGAAATCGACCATTCAAGATTATCTACAGGTCGACGAGACCACATTCAATGCGAATTTGAATACGTTTATTCGTGAAAGCGAAGATCGTATTTTTAAGAACGTAGAATTACCCGAGCAACGCCAGAACGTAACGGGCAATATGACCGCCACCAAGCGCTTTTTGGCTACGCCCTCGGATTTTTACGCGCCGTTTTCTTTGGCGGTGATTGATAGCAATGTCTATCATTATCTGGAATTCAAGCACCCCAGCTTCTTGAAGCAATATGCGCCTAACTCAACCACCGAGGGCAGGCCAAAGTATTATTCTTTGTTTGATGACACGGCGTTTGAGCTTGCTCCGGTGCCTGATTCGAATTACTCAGTGGAGTTGCATTATTTATATAAGCCGGGCAGTTTGACCGCCGAGGGTGACTCGGGCACCACTTTGTTGTCTACCGAGCATCCAGATCCGTTGTTATATGGGGCTTTGGTAGAGGCGGCAATATTCTTAAAAGAGCCTATGGATGTTGTACAGACTTTTGAAGCTCGGTTTAAGGAAGGGATCGCGAGGATGAAGAACGTCAGCGAGGGACGTGCGACTCGTGATGAGTATCGTTATGATTTATTGAGGATAGGTGTAACCTAAAATGTCTAAAATCAGGGAGCTAGAGGGCAAGAAAATTGCCATCTTGGGGCTAGGTGCCTCTCAAATTGACTACGTTATATCGGTAGAAAACAGCAAAGAATGGGATGAGGTGTGGTGCATCAACTCATCTCTCGCTGTCTTTGATTGTGATCGGGTCTTTATGATGGATCCAGCATCGCGGTATTTGGATACCGAGGATGCGGGGAATCAAACCGATGTAATGCGTAAATTATTGCCTACGTTTGACAAGCCAATTTACTCATGTGAGCTTGATGAGAGGGTGCCAGCAATCGTTGAATATCCGATTGCCGAGGTCATAGAAGATCAAAAATGCGCTTATCTCAACAACACCGTGGCTTATGCCATCGCTTTTGGCCTATATAACAAAGTCGGTCACATGGATCTGTTTGGCATGGATTTTAGCTACAAGCACAATATTCACTTTGCCGAGGCTGGTCGAGGCTGTGTGGAATTTTGGATATCTCGCTGTATTAGCGAAGGCATCAGCATTGGGGCGAGCCCTCGATCCGCGTTGCTCGACAGCAATGTAGAGCCTCACGAGCGCTTATATGGATATCATAGGCTGGATGACCCGCTCCTCGCTATGCCTGACCAAAGCGGCCAGTGGATTATCTGCAATCGCTCCAGATTTGCCGAAGCGCAAGCAAAATACGACTTCCAACGCATTGAAATGCCAAGCTCACCGGAGCCATACAAGGGATGATGGGCGAAAATATAGGCGCATCTGTCGGGACCGTCATGGTTGCCACATCCGATAATGGCGGCCATGAACCAGAATTTTGGGCAGAGGTGACAACCAAGCGGATTTTGCAGATATCTGAAGACGCCCCGCCTCATGTAAGACAGCAAGCCGAGGCTTTTCGGAACGAGGTGTATAGTGTTATTCTGCGCGGAATGAAAAGTGCTATTTTTTCAGATAGGACCACGATTGCTCAGACATTGCGAGGTCAGGGGCACACACAGTTTGCGGACATATTAAAGGAGCTTTAACATGGCCATCACCAACGCGATCTGTACCAGCTTCAAGCAAGAGCTTCTGGTTGGCACGCACAATTTCACGAATGGCGGCAATACCTTCAATCTGGCTTTGTACACAAGCTCAGCAACGCTTGGAGCAAGCACGACTGCCTATGTGACCACAGGCGAGTCTACCGGCACAAACTATAGCGCCAGAGGCGCGGCATTGACGAATGTGACGCCAGTCACTTCTGGCACCACCGCAATCGTGGATTTTGCTGACTTAACCTTTGGCACTGCAACAGTCACGGCACGAGGGGCCTTGATTTTTAATACATCTGCGTCAGACAAAGCCGTTTGCGCGCTGGATTTCGGTGGAGACAAAACCTCTACCGCAGGCAACTTTACTGTAGTCTTCCCCTCGCCCACCGCGACGGGTGCGATTATCAGGCTGGCGTGATGCCAGATGCCACTGCAAACGCTGGATTTTCAGCCGGGGATTGACAAAGAAGCCACAGACTACTCGGCGAAGGGAGGCTGGGTTGATGGCAACCTCGTTAGATTCCGTAAAGGCAGAGTCGAAAAAGTTGGCGGCTGGGCTAAGCTGGGCGCTGATGCTTTTCTTGGCATTTGCCGCGCTTTGCATAGTTGGATTGAGTTGGGCGGCACTCGGTATCTTGGACTCGGCACGACGTTCAAGTATTACATCGAGGAAGGGGGTGCCTACAACGACGTAACACCTATTCGCTCAACAACTGCCGCAGGCGATGTAACTTTTGCCGCCGTAGACGGCTCATCCACGATTACCGTTACCGACACCGGCCATGGCGCTGTCAACAATGACTTTGTGACATTTAGCGGTGCGGCATCTTTGGGCGGCAATATCACAGACACGGTGCTCAATCAGGAGTATCAGATTAGCTTGGTCACAAGCGCAAATACTTACGAAATCACCGCAAAAGATACATCTGGAGCCACTGTTACAGCCGACGCCTCTGACACAGGAAATGGTGGCGCTTCCGTTGTCGGTCAATACCAAATTAACGTCGGCCTTGATGTTTATCTTGCGTCTACCGGCTGGTCGGTTGGAACGTGGGGAAATGGGGCTTGGGGATCCCAGACCGCTACTTCTAACATCAATCAGCTTAGAATCTGGACCCACGATAACTTTGGCGAAAACTTGATCATAAATCCTCGCGGCGGCGGCATTTATCGCTGGCTTGATAGCGGGGGATTTGGCACGCGAGCGGCAAACTTATCGGCCGTAAGTGGGGCAAACTTGGTCCCCACGGTTGGCTTGCAGGTCATTACTTCTGAGGTGGACAGGCATCTGATCGTGCTTGGTGCCGATCCAATTAGCGGATCGTCTCGCACGGGCGTGCTCGACCCTATGCTCGTGGCCTTCTCTGATGCCGAAAACGAACTGGACTTTGAGCCCCTGTCCACCAATTCTGCTGGCTCCCTGAGAATTTCTTCAGGCTCGTTCATTGTGGGCGCAACTAAAAGCCGTCAGGAAATTTTGATTTGGACGGATACCAGTTTGTACTCAATGGCGTTTATTGGACCACCCTTGACGTTTGCGGTGAATTTGGTCAATGAGGGCGCGGGGCTAATTGGTCCCAAAGCCATGATAACAGCGCCAAGCGGCGTATTTTTCGCCTCTAAAACCGGCTTTTATGTGTACAACGGCGCGGTGCAAAAACTGTCTTGCACAGTGCAGGAATATGTTTTCAGCGATCTTGATCTCACTCAGGCTTTCAAATGCCACATGGGCCTGAACTCAGAATATGGCGAAATTTGGTTCTTTTATCCGAGCATTGAAGATGGCACGCGAGAAATATCGCGCTATGTCATCTACAACTATGAAGAAAACCATTGGTCTATTGGCAGTCTGGTGCGTTACGCATGGCTTGACGCAGGTATTGAAGATGCACCGATTGCGGCCGCGACGGACTCATCTCAGCAATTTCTTTTTGAGCACGAGACAGGCTATGACAATTTAAGTGAAGGGATGGCTGGGGTATTCATAGAAAGCGCTGATATCGATATCGGATCTGGAGAAAACTTCAGCTTTGTCAAGAAAGTCATCCCAGACGTTAATTTTATTTTTGCGCCTTCCGTGTCAAATAATGCGGCGGTCAATTTTGTGCTGAAGCGCAGAAACTACCCCGGCGATTCTCTTGTCACAGATAGCACCTCTCAGATCGAGCAGACCACTCAGTTTAAAAACTTGCGAAGCAGGGCCCGTCAAATCGTGTTGCGATTTGAGAGCGATGATGATCTGACGGGCAGTGATGCAACGGGCTACAAATGGCGGATAGGATCGACCCGTGTCGATGTACAGCCAAGCGGTAGGCGCTAATGAGCGTTTTACTGCCGACCCAGCTTCCGCTTAGCGCAAGGCCGGGCGAAAAAGTCGATGCGGACACTTTTAATCGGCTTATTCGGATCTTGGAGCTTAACCTTGGCGGCGTAGATTTCAGCATTTCGCCGCACTTTACTTCTACACAAATCTCTCAACTGCAATTTGCCACGGGAGCAATAATCTTTAATACTACGCTTGAGATACACCAAGCCTTTGATGGCACGGTGTTCCGTAATTTATATGAGCACCAGTCCTATACGACGGGTCTCGGAATGACGGTCAGCGTAGGGACCGTAACGGTGAGCACGCCATGAATCAATTTCTTCAGCAAAGAATTTCTGCCATGGCTGGAATGCCTATGGGACCGCAAGCGCCTATGATGATGGCGCGAGGCGGCTTAGTCGACACCAATCCGATTGATATTCAAGATCCGCAAGTGCAGTCAGACATTGCGATGTCTGCCGAAATGCCTATGGATCCAAACGCAGGGTTGCGGGAGACCATCGCCCAACTAATGGGCACCGCCGCAACCGCAGAAGACCCATTGGACGCTGAAGTAGCGATGGGCTTTGCACAGGCGGCGGAAGTTGGGACGCAGGCCCCAATGGCAGACATGGCTGTTCAGCTTTCACAAGCTGGCCGTGGCCCTGATACCACCTTGGCCCATCTAGCGCCCGGCGAGGTTGTCCTTCCGCCCGAAATGATGGCGGACGCCGACTTCGAGCGGGTTGTTGGTGAGCGGTTTGCGGAACTCGATCTGGATCCAGAGCAATATGTTGTTGGCTCTGGCATTGCTTCTTTGAATCCAATCACCGGACTAGAAGAGTTTGGTTGGTTCAAGAAGACGTGGAAGTCCATTAAGAAAGTGGGCAAAAATGTTATCAAGCCTATAGCTAGTGTGGCTCAGTATATACCGGGCCCTTGGCAACCTTACGCGGCTATAATCAACAAAGGCTATAGCGCTTATGACGCATTTAAAAGCGGCAACCCTTTAGCGGGAATTGCGGCTCTTACCGCACCAATGCCCGGCGGCAAAGGCGGCTTTCAAATACCCGGTTTCGGCGGCGGGACATTTAACATTGGCGGAAGCGGGGGAGTTGCAAATTTGGCTAATACAGCAGGTGGTGGCTCCAACATTTTCGGAAGCATTTACGAATACATTATGCCCGGCGCTGACAACGTGGGCTTGTTGGGCAATTTAGGGAAAACTGGCTCCAGCATTTACGAGTATGTGATGCCCGGCGCTGACAACCGAGGCTTGCTAGGAAACCTCGGCCAGACCCTCGGCATTGGAGGCGGCGGCAAGACTGCGGCTGAAATCTTGACAGAGGCGGCGCAAGGAAATCCAGCCATAGATCAAGCCATACAAGATGGCATGGCGCGCGGGCTAAACTTCGAGCAAATTCTTGCAGAATTGCAGGGCGCGGGGGCTATCAGCCCTTACGCAGGCCAAGGCTTTTTGGGCTCAATCGGCGAATTTATTATGCCCGGCGCTGATGATCGCGGCTTACTTTCCAACCTCGGTGGCGTTCTCGGCTTAGGCGGAGGCCAGCAAGGCGGCTTTAATTTGGGATCACTGTTGGGTCTCGGCGGCCAAGGCGGTGCAGGCGGCATGGGAATCGGCGGTTTGCTTGGCACCGCTGGCTTGGCGGGATTAATCGGCAAGCTGGCTTATGACGAAGCCAAAGACAGAAAAGGCGTTCCCCTGACCCCTCTAACCCAGATGAATGCGGCTGGTCGGTACAATATTGAAGCGGAGATTGCGAAAAGAATGGGACAGCCTGCACCAAATCCTGTGGAGTTTGGCCTGTTACCTAACAATTTCCCGACGTTGAGCGGCGGCCAGCCAATCCCACAAGGCCAGCAATTTACCCCGCGTGAAATTTTGTTAGCGCCTAATCCGAATGACATCAACCAAGCCATGCCGCTACCCAATTACACACCGCCTACGGGGATGTTGCCTCCACCACCTACGGGGATGTTGCCTGTGGAACAGCAAGTCCCGATGTTTAATCAGGGTGGCGCGGTGTATAAATCTGAAGGCGGCGACATGGACGGCGAGCTTTTCATACGCATGACAGGGGACATCAACGGCGAAGGCACGGAGATCAGTGACGATATCCCTGCGATGCTGTCAGACGGCGAGTTTGTGATGACTGGCCGCGCAGTACGGGGCGCTGGTGCCTTCGACATGAAGAACAAAGACGGCATTGTCACCTTAACGCCGATGAATGGCGAAAACAAAGAAGCTGGCATCGATCTGATGTACAAAATGATGGATCTCTTCTCTGAGTTTGCTCAAGCGCCGCAGGCGAAGGGGGCTTGATATGAGCATTATGCCAATGCCCGGAGGCAATAAATTGACTCCAGAACAAGAGGCGTACATGGCCGCCGTGTATGGGCCAAACTCTTATCCAATGGCCTTCGCACAAGCCTACGGATTTTCGGGCAATCAGGCAGAGGTTGACGCTTTCGTCCAGCAGGGGATGCCTTCGAGTTTTCGAGAGCCACCCCCTACCAGTTTAGAAGACCGTCTCGGACAACAACCAGTACCCGGTTCTGCGACGCTAGGCGATCAGCCTATAGGGTCAGGTACGGGCGGCCCAAATGCTGGAGACGGTATGGTTAGAACTGGTCAATTCATTGACGTAAACAATAACGGCATTGATGACCGCGATGAATCCGACACTGGTGGCTCAGGCACTGGCACTGGCCAAACCGGAAATGTCGGCATAGGCACTTTAGACCCCGGCGTTTATGTGCCGAGCGTTACTCAGCAAAATGTATCTATGGACCCGATCATGCAACAGTTGTTGTTTGGTCTTGGGGGTCAACCCGGCTTTATCCAAGGTGCGATGCAAGCCGCCCAAAATACCTTTTATGCCCCAGACGGCACGCCTATAGTTTATCAGCAACCCGTCGCTGGACTGAGCCCCGGCCAGTTGGCCGCAATTGACTTAGCTCAACAAAACGTCGGCGCAATTCAGCCTTACTTACAGGCGGCGCAAAGCGCTTATGCGGGTAGTGGGGCGGCTTTGAATCAGGCGCTTCAACAGCAGGTGGCGGCATTACAGGGCGGCTATCAAGATGCGTTTGGCACCTTGAGCCAAGGCTTGGGCGCGCAAATTGGCACGCAACAGGATGCTTTAGCGGCAATTCAGGCCGCCGCAGATGAAGCGGCTACAAATAGAGCCTTGGGCCTTGAATCCTTGCTGGGCGGAGTGGATCGTGCAAACTTGCTTTCTACTCAGGCAACGAGCGATCTACGCGCAGATTTAGGCAGAATTGGAGATTTTCAGGGCCGACTTTTTGATGAGTTTGGCCGAGATATCACCGCGTTCCAAGACATAGGTCGCGCGGCGGCAGGAAGATTTGGTGAAGACCTTGGTGCCATAGAAGGGCTTGCACAGCAAGCAGAGCAGGCACTTGGCCGTAGGGTGGGTGCGGCAACTGACACGTTGGGCCGAGCCAGAGATGTTTTTGGAACTGAGCTTGACCGCTCTCTTGGCATTGAAGGTCGAGCGGTGGGCGATCTTGGCGCAGACCTTGAACGCGCTTTGGCAGAAGAGCGTGCAGGTGTTGGTCGTTTTGGTCAAGAGCTTGGCGGATCTTTAGCAGAGCGACGCAGGGCTCTTTCTGGCCTAGCGCCCGGTCTTGATGTCGCCACGGGTCAACTGCGAAGCGCAATCGGCGCACTTGGCCGTGGGTTGACGGGATCAGAGCTTACGACAGCAGGTGCCACAGCAGGGCTTGGAGGAAGACTCGGAGAGTCTGAGGCACGCTTGCGCCAGACTACGGGGGCTTTTGACCCCTCAATGACGCAGGCGTTTTACGATCCTTTCGAGCAGTCTGTGGTTCAGCAGACCATTAAGGACGTTTTGGAGGCTGGGGATCAGGCTGATATCGCACAGCGTGCCAGAGACATCCAGACAGGCGGAGAATCCGCCTTTGGCTCAAGGGCTCGTCTAACGGCCGCAGAGCGCCGTGAGGCGCTAGGCAGGGGTCTGGCAGAGAGTTTGGCAGGAATCCGCTCACAGGGCTTTGGGCAGGCTCAGCAGACCGCTCTTGGCGAGTTTGCTCGTCAGCAGGAAGCTCAGCGTCAAGCCGCTACTGGTCTGGCTTCACTGGCTGGACAGAGATTTGGGGCCGAGGAGGCGCTGGCCTCTCGATTGGGCTCTGGCGCAACAACACGGTTTGGCGCTGGTCAGGCGCTTTCTCAGCAACTTGGACAACAAGCTCAGCTAGAAAGCGCGGCTGGTGAGCGTATGGCTCAAGCCCTTAGCGATGCCGCCGCACAAAGATTGGGCGCTACTCAGGCGCTTGCCCGACAACGCGGCGCGCTTGCTGGAGAAAGATTTGGTGCAGAGCAGGGCCTTGGTCGACAGACCGCCGCAGTGGGGGCGCAACGCTTTGGTGCTGGCCAAGCCATGACGGCACAACAAATGGCCGCCGCGCAGGCTCAAGATGCCGCCGCGCAACAACGCATTTCAACCCTTGGGCAAACCGCCGCACAGCGGCTGGCGTCTCAAAACCAACTGGCTCAACAGCAGTTAATGGCAGGCCAGCAGATGCTTGGCGCTGGCACGAACCTCGCAAACGCGCAACAACAACAAGCTGGTCAACTTTATGGCGCGGGCACCAATTTAGCTCAAACCGCGCTTGGTTTAGGCCAAGCGGCGTCACAAGGTTACGGCCAAGCGGGAATAGGCGCTCTTAGCGCGGCGGGGCAGGTAGCACAAGGGTATGGAAATTTAGGCGCGGCGCAGGCCAACCTTGGCACAAGTTTGGGCGGTGCCCAAATGGGATTAGGTACAAATCTTTCCGGTGCCTACGGTACCTTCGGCGCAAACGCGGCGCAGGCCGCACAAGCCCAAGCCGCTGGATTGGCCGGTCTTGGGCAAGCGGCTCAATCGGCTGGCGCGCAAAATGTTCAGATGCTTTCTGGCCTTGGCGCTCTGCAACAGCAGAATCAACAGCAGATGCTGAATGCTCAATATCAAGCTCAGTTGCAGGCACAGCAGGCACCGCTCGCGCAATACCAGTCGCTCTTGCCATTTATGCAGTTTGCAGGCCAGCAGACGGGGCCAAGCCAAATTGCCACGCAATTTGGGCCAGCACCGAGTCCGTTGCAAGCGGGCCTTGGCACTGGATTGGCCTTCTTTGGCGCGCTTGGCAATTACTTTGGAGGCAATCAACAGCCGCAATATGGCGGCTATGGTTATCAACAGCCAACCCAGCCGGGATTTGGGCAACAACAACCGCCGGGCCCTTAATATGAGCTTATGTCTAACTTAGGAACAGTGCTGTCGGGAATTAGCGCTTTAACATCAGGCGGCGCATTACCCGTTGCAAATTTTGCTTCGTATCTGATGACGGGGCAGGGGCTTGCAAATCATTTGCCTTTCATTGGGCCAATTACACAGGCGGCGGGCAATCAATTGGACGCCGCTTTACAATATGAGATGGGTCGCGACAGGGGGACGCCCCCTCCTGTGACGATTACGCCCACGGTCAGAGCCATGAACGAAGGTGAGCAGGCCATGGCGGATCAGGCGATGAAGCAACTTAGGACGTTTCGAGAAGGCGGGAATGTTGATATGGGCATGACCAGAGCACAGTTAGAAGAGCAGATCCGTGGATTCCAAGCTGGTGGTCAGGTTGATCCGTTCCAAGGATATTTAACACCTGCACCGCCTGCGACAGAAACAGATGATGAGGAGTTTTTGCGTCAGCTTATGGCTTTGCAACAGGCCCTTCAGCAACGACAAACTCCTGCAAGTCTTACGGTGCCAGATTTTGAAGAGCGGTTTGGTCAGTATCAGACGCAACTTAGAAACATAATTCGCCCAGAGCGGCCATCTAGTATCTTTGATCTTGCCAGCACGGTGGGCAGAACCATGCTTGCGGCGGACCCCACGGCGGGAGCCTTTACTTCGATGGGTATGGGCTTGTCAGAATTTGACGCACAGCAAAGAAAAAGGCGAGAAGCTCAGAGGGCAGAGGATCGCGCGGTAGCGATGAAGGCATTTGAACTGGCTCAGTCTGATGTCAAGTCTGCCCAAGATATGCTGAACCAATATGAGATTTACAAGGCGAAGCAAGATTCTGCTAACGAGATCGATTACTTCGTTGTCCAAGATCCAAATGGCATTACCTTGCGAGGAAGGCTTTACGAGCAGGGGGAAGAGATCCCATTGACTCCATCAGAGGCTTTCTCGATCAGAGACAGAATAGGGTCAACATCTGGCGGCAAAGGTTACAAGACAACAGCCACAGGCATGGCGGCTACTTACATGAGTCGCGCAGACGCGGAAGCTGTAATTCAGGGGCTTGGGCTCTCTCCTGACAACCCAAATTATGAAAGGGCGGTGCAACAAATTACGGCATCAAGCCCAGAGCAAATTGGCGCGCCGGTTATTGTCGGAGGAAATTTTGCTGAGCTTACGCCTTACATCAAAGGCGATGAGGTGACAAATATCATGCTTGGCGCGAGTAAGGCGGCTGGGCAAACACCATTTAACAGTTATGCAAGCAAGCGCTTGGATTTAATAGCCAAGAGCCAAGATGCGTTCAATAGCAATGCGGTATCTGTATTGCCGCAGGTTGAGGACGCACTTACTCTGCTAATGGATCCTTCCACCGAGACAGGTAAGGTCACTGAAATCTTGTCTCCGCTCAAGAGAGCTTTTACGCAGGCTTTTGGCACTGAGACGCCAGAAATCGTTGCGCTTGATAGGCTGGAAGCCATTGCAAATGCTCTGGGCCCAAAAATGCGTCCCGTGGGATCTGGATCCACTTCTGACATGGAATTTAGGGCTTATAAGCAGGCCCTGCTATCTATCGGCAACACTAAGATGGCAAACTACCTCGCCCTTTATGCGTTCAAGAAGATGACCGAAAATGCCATCCAGCTAAATCAGTTAGAGCAAAATCTTCTTACCTCTGGCAAGTACATGAACATGGAAGATGTGAACCGAGAAATTATGAAGGCTGATAACGGCATCTGGGAGAAATGGACTGGCTCTCCAGATGATGAGGCCGCAGTAATGTCTTGGTATAACAACTTGCCAAGCGGGGCGGTAATTCTTAACAGAGATATAAACGGCAATGTTTTGTTTGAGGGCATTGAAGGCCCATACATTGTCAAGGATTGGGAAAAAGCCATGGGGGCTCAGTAACAATGCCTTTACCAGCGCCAGCTAATGCAGTGGGTGTCGGCGTCAACAGCGCCCCAAGGAAGCCTTCTGAAGAGGAAATAGCGGCAGAAGAAAAGTCAATTCTTCAGTCAATTAAAGATGGTGCTAGTGCTGTTGTGGGGGCGGTCACAGGTTACGGCGTGCCCATTGAATACCCAGAGCTTCTCGAAATTACTGATATACAAGACGGATCCCTCGGGCTCACAGACGAAATCATCGCATCCCAAGTCCACTTAATCAGAGATGATCGCGGAAAGGCAGAAAGGCTTGGCGAGATTTTCAAAGATGACGCCAGATTTGGCGGCATTTATGAGGACAAGTTTGGCCTACCTATGATGATGTGGAATGACATTCCTTATTACATCAACAAGCCCGGCTTAACCGAACAAGACATCAACACGACTATTGGCGAGGTGGCCAAATATATTCCAGCGGGCCGCTTTGTGCAGGGCGCAAGAGGCACCCTCTCTACCGCCTTGCGGGGACTAGGAGCATATACGACTACAGAAGCGGCAACTCAAGCGGGAGAGGCGGCGCTAACTCCGCAAACCACTGCTGAAAGGGGCCGCTCATTATCAGACGTTACCGGAGAAATTGGCACGTCTACAATGATAGGGGTAGGCACTGATGTTTTGGCTCCCCCTGTTCTTCGCGGAGTTGGTGCTGGCGTTAAGGCCGCCGCGCGAAAAACTGGAGAAGCGGCTGAGCAGGTCGCTGAGTTTGTCTTTCCGCGAATGACGCCTGAGATTTTACAGCAGTCCAAATATCCGCTAACGGTTGGACAGCGCACCGCCCCTGCACCTACTGGCCCCTCTCCCCGCATGACAGAGCAGTTAAGCAAAGAGGAAGAGCTTCGGATGGCACCGCAGGGCGGCGGAACTGACGTAATCCGTGGCTTTGATGAGCGTCAGCTTCGGGAGATAACCGATGACGCCATGCAGATGATTGATGAGTATGGCAGTGGCGTGCCCGGTTTGCAGGACGATCTTGGATTGACACCTGTGCGCGCGGCAGAAGAAGCGCAAAGCACGGTTTCCCAGCGTGCTGGTCAGCTAAAGGAGGAGGCTGGTGCCGCCTATGAGGCAGTAAAGGCCGCAGATGAAGCGCCAGTGATGACCGCCGATGGCGTGCGTCAGACTGTTGATCAGATGCTGGATGTGTATCCGCAAATTGTGGGCCCATCACAGTTGGTCAACACCCCGATACTGAAGGCGGAAATTGATCGCCTGAGAAAACTTAGAAGGATTTTGCAAAACCCGCGCTTTAAAGATCAGTCGCTGGATCGCCTGCATGACTATCAAAAATCTTTAAGCCAGATTAAGAATCAGGCCGCACCGGGCTCTCCCGAGCAGTTGGCGCTGATCAAGATGAAGGAAACGCTAGACCAAGCGATCTTTGAGGGGATTGAGTCTGGCATTATGCGTGGTAGCCCAGAGGTGCTAGAGCAACTGCAAAATGCTACTGGCTTGTATCGCCAGTATATGGGGCTTGTCGGCAGAGGCGGCGGAAGAAATCAGGCAGAAAGAACTGCCAATCGACTTCTTGAGCAACTGAGCAGTCGAGATTATACGCCCGTACAGGTGGCTAACTTCCTGTTCGGCCACAATCGGTTCAACCCCAATCAGGCTGTGCCGCTGATGTTGGACAAGCTACAAGAAGCTCTGCCAGCAGAGGAGTACGCGCGGGTTACTCAGCTAATCAAAGACGGAATCCTTGCTCGGGCATTCACCAACCGGCAGGGATCTGTGTCCAGAAAAGCGGTGGTAGACAACTTTAACGACGTTTTTGAAAAGCAAAAGTCCATCATCAGCAAGCTGTTTAGTGAAGATGAGCTTGCTCGGATTCGGCAGTTTAGGGATGACGTGGTGCCCACGGTGTGGGCAGAGACGCGAGGCAACCCGTCTGGCACCTCTTACGCACTGATTAGCGCGGCAAACAGAAGGGGACTGCTGAGCAGGATCCCTATAAAAGGCGAGGAGATTGCAGAGGGCATCATGCGCGGTCAAAAGCTGGCAGAGGGCATTGAAGCTACTCGTCAGACAGTTAGATCGTTACGCACGCCAGTGTTTTCACAATCTGTGCAGGGCATTTTACGTCAGAACATTTTGACAGACGAGGGAGAGGAAGGTCAGTTCAGAGAACTGTCGCCTGCGGATCGAGCGCGCATGGAAGCAAGGCTCAATGAAATTGGGCAGAGCGAAAGCGCCATGGCATTGCCTGAGTTTGACCCACTACCCATGACGCCCATGCCGCAGGCATCGCCCATGAACTTCTCGCCTGCCTTGCTACCGAACGAGGATGATCGCGAGATCGCTATGCGTCAGATGGGGATTGCAGGGCTGGTGTAACGTCAAAGCCCTCGGCCATAGTCGCAACCACCATGGCTTTGTCTACGCTCCAATCAAGCTCATAACCCATGACGGCATCGTCAGGCAGGTCGATGATCAGGTTTCTGGACATCAGCCGCATCAACACGGCCTGCTGGTGCAGGGTTAGCCTGCTGAACATCTCCAGAACTTCTTGAGCCTCCATCACCGGCTCGTAGGTCTGGGGAATGCGTTTGTTCTTGCTGAACAGATTTCTGATCACGAGTCCCTCTCATCAAGGCCCAAGGCGTAAAACTCAGTCTCGATCAATACCTGAAGCTGTTGGATCTTGCTACGTCGGCGCTCAGCGCACACGCGGCTCAGCATCTCGTAGGTAGCCTCGTCTACCGCCAGAGACTTCCTTACGCGCGCTGGCTTATCTTCAACAGCCACTGCAACCTGTCCAGTGTCGACGCTTACTACGCCAACGCTGATGTTCTCGTCTTCCATCAAAACGCTCCATCTGTTAAGTTATGCAACTAATCATACACAATTACCACATTTATGTACAATCTCAAAAATTACTTATTGTCAATGCAAAGCCACTGGATGATCAATCAGCCGTTGTATCAATCGGTGCAGGATTCCCTGCCGCAAATTGCAAAGTTTCGAGCGCGAAATGGGACAGAGGATCTGGAGAAGCTGGCAGTAAGTAAGCACATAAAGAAGGTTTTTCCTGACGTGCATAGGGTGCCGCTTCTGCGGCGGCAGTATTGCAAGATGCTGGTTGAAGAGATTCGTGAGATGCAGAAGGCGGGGCTGTTTGAGACAAACCCCAGCGAGGACGTTCTGCGCCAGATCCCCGAGATCACCCTTCACGACATGGTTCCCGAGCTTTACCGCACAATGTGGTTCATTGTGCAAAACGTGCTGAATCCTATCTTTTTCAGCCTTTATCAGCGCGATTGCGCCGAGGTCTCATCAATTCAGCTTGCCAACTACAACGTCAAAGACAAGAAGCAGGGCGCATGGCATCACGACGAGTCAAGCGATATGAGTGTGGTGGTGCCGCTCAACACGGGCGAATACGAGGGTGGAGGAACGGAGTTCCATGGTTTGGGCACGCTGAAGCCCCTCCCTACAGGTCACGCGCTGATATTCCCGAGCTTTACGAAACTGCACCGTGGGCTACCTGTACACAAAGGCGACAGGTTCCTGCTGGTCTTCTGGCTACACAACCGTAGCCGCACATTGGAAATGAAGGAGATGTATCAGTGAGCCTGCGCGAGCAGATGAAGATCGAAGATCGGGAGAGAGAGGAGCGGTGGGCCGAAGACATCAAATACTATGCGGCGCGTCATGTTTGGCGGAACCGAGATGGGCGCACTACCCGACAGGTTCCGTGGCCTGTCTGGTTTCGTAAGAAGTTTGGCGAAGACTTCAATGAATACGTTCAGCGTAAGATGGCCGAGAAAAAGGCTTGAACCGGATTATGTGAGCGGGGGCCTCGTTAGCCTCTGCGAGACGTATGACCGCAAGGTCTTCCATAATTGCGACATCTTCTTGGAGGCGGCGTGCTGTAGCAACAGCCGCTCGATACGCCAATAAAATATCATCAACTCCAATTTCATCCAGATTCGACCACGTTCCGTCTTCGTCAATCTCCATAATTTGGTTTCCTGTTTCATTGCTTTCCTCCCTGTAACTGCCTCAAATCTACCATAAATATTCCCATTTTTTTATTTGCAAATACTTGCACAACGACACGGAAGTGTGTATATTAGGGATGTTGATTGGTTATAGGGAGATAGAAAAATGAGCTACCGCAAGGGCTTCAGCACTTCAGACCAGTACCGCGACCTCGCGGTTGAGATGTTCAATGCTGGGTTCAACAGCAACGCCAACCGCAAAGAGGCGATGACCGCTCTGTCACGCGGATACGAAATCATTCGTCGCGCCCGCGACGTTCAGTTGCGCGAAGAGATCCCGTACTTTGTCGACGGCGAAATCAACGAGGAACTGTACGCTGAATACCTCAAGGCATCTGACGCCTACCCGATGGATCTACACAACGTCCGTCAAGCCAAGCACATCGACGCCGAAGTCTTCGGTGACATGACTGCCCAAGTCGCTGAGTTGGTCGAGCTTCGCGCCGCGATGAAAGACGCCGACCTTGTTCCTGCTTCTAAGAACGAAGCTCAGATCATCATCGAGCAGGAGCGAGCCGCCGCCAAGGCAGTCAAGGATGACGGCTTCCGTCTTGACCAGTGGATTACTACTCAGGCATGGGACTGCGTGAGCCACCTCGGAAATCCTTACTACCGAGTCAACTGGTACAAGCAGAACGAAGGTCTGGTTAGCTTCGCTCGAATTTGCTCTTTCGTCGCGCCTCGTCGCGAGTTCTGGGAAAGCAAGGGAAAGCCGAACATGAGCCAGTGGCCTTACGATCAGATCGAAAACTTTTATTCAGAGATGGCCGCGTAAGCGGCCCCAACCTTTCGACAGGAGAAAGCAAAATGAACGAATCAATCAACAACGATATTTGGGCCGCTTTAGCTGAAGCTGAAGACGTACTGACATTGGCAGAAGAGCAGTTGCACGAAGTGAAAAGCGAAGCCGCCAGCGAGGCATACGCATTTGGTGATTCTGGCGTTGGATCGTTTCAGAGCATTTGCCGAGCGGAGCTTGGAGTGCAAGGTTTGCGATATCGCTATGAGGCGATCTTGTCGCAGTTCAATGCCATGTATGAGGCCGCGTAAGCGGCCCTTATCAGGGAGAAGCAAATGGCAACTAAAGCTCAAGCGTTAAGGGTGATCGAGTCTGTGGGCGGTAGCATGGATTGGGTTGTTTCGGAGGTCGCGGGGAGTAACACGAAGGCAATGGTCGTCACTGTTGACGCGCCTTCTGGCTACTGCTGGGACTCAAGCGGTGCAGAGTCCTTCTGCATTAGCTGGCAATCAGGCCCAGTCAGTGAGTTTTGGAATGACGTTATTGAGCGGGTTAGGTTCGGTCTCGTGGTCTTGTGAACTATAGCCTCACACTCAATCGAAAGTTAAGGAGACTTAAATGGCAAAGTACAACAAAGAAGCGGTGGACAAAGCAATCAAGCGCGACCCGCGCATCAAGGGCAAAGAGGCCAAGGCGATTCATCGACTGCTGAAGGGGAGGAGTAAGGCCGCATAACAGCGGCCTTTTTTATGACAAATCGGTCTAATATTCCTGCATCAATTTGTATACATCGACACGGAGATGTGAGATTATCTCTTTGTGGTCGGGGTGGTCCTGACAGAGAAGGAAAGAGATAGCAATGGAAAATAGATTTCGTCAGTTTCGGTTTCAGGTTCAACGGCGCGACAACGCAGTGATGCAGGCTGAGTATGAAAAAGACGGTGTTGCTGAGTATGCGCAAACAGAGTGGCAAGACGTCCTGAAAAAAGCGTACCCCTTCAAGACAGCGTGCAGGCACTTTAATTTACAGGTCGCTGACCTCGGGCGCGCACAAGACGTTCGGCTGATTGACACTAAAACAGGTCGCGTTATTGACCAGCACATCACGAAGGCCGCGTAAGCGGCCCTTATCGGGGAGAAAACAGTATGACTATTGATCTGATTGCAATGAAAGAACGGCTCGCGGCCTATCGCAAGGCCAGCGATGCCGCCTACAAGGCATGGCGCACTCGACTTGAGAAAGCCATGGCTGACCGTAACAACGGCATCCCGCCAGTGCGCGGCAAGAACAAGGATGGCGTGGAGACTACTTACCACGCGCCTTGCGACGGCTATCTGCACGAGTGGATGGAAGGTGATCGCAAGTGTAGCGACCACTTCATGGGCGGCCAGTTTCTGCCGATGGACAAGTTCAAGGAGCCGTGGATTCAAGACGGTAGCCTCGCTGGCTTTGATGCCGCCGCAGACAACAAGCTGACTGACGTACCTATCGAGGCGCTTGGCCGCTCCGAGGCGGCCTTCAAAAACCCGATGGACGGGGAGCCAGATTACTATCCGTTCTGCTTATCTTTCAACAATGCTGTTGGCGAGCCCGTTCTGAAGCAGGGCGTGCCCTATCTAAAGGAGTATGGTCCCTTCGCTGGCACGCTCATGTGTTATGTCTACTTCAATGGCCGAGTGCCGCGAGACGTTGTGAACGCTGTTGGGGATTTCCTGCTGGCGGATAAGCGAGCCGTCGAGGCCAAGATCGAGGCGGAGCGAGAGGCTAAGAAGGCTGAGCAGGAAGCCCGAGCGGCGGCCGCGCCTGACGTTCCCGAGGATCGATTGGAAATCGTCGGCGAGGTTCTGACCCTCAAGTGGCAGGACAGCGATTGGGGCGGAGCCCTCAAGATGCTGGTCATTGATGACCGAGGCTTCAAGGTTTGGGGTTCTGTACCGCGAGCCATCGAAGATGATCTTCACAAGGGGATGTGGGTTGCTTTTGTTGCGACTTGCGAGCCCAGCAAGGATGACCCGAAGTTTGGGTTTTTCAAGCGACCCAGCAAGGCCAAGTGCTGGGATCCAGAGGAGGTGGCGGCATGAGCGAGCACATCTGGGCTTTTCTCGTGGTGGCTTTTCTGAGCCTTGTCTTTGGGTTGGTGGGCGAGGCTGATTATCAGGATGCGCTCGATGAAGAAGCCCTGTATTGTCAACAGACATTGCTGTTTAAGCGTACAAATGGCCAGTCAGGCTGGCCTGACTACAAAAAAATCAGGGAGGAAATTTGCGAATGAGATTGTGCTCAGAATGTTTGTGCGTCAACGGCCATCATCCGAACTGCCCCGAGGCAGAGGATTGGGTTGAGGGCGAAGAAGAAGAGGAGCAAGAAGAATGGGAATAGAGCCAGCTTATACTTATCGGGCTCGCATCTGCCGCGTTATTGACGGGGACAGTGTGGTGCTCGATATCGACCTTGGGTTTGACATCGAACTCAAGGCGCAGAACTGTCGCCTATACGGCATCGATACGGCGGAGAAACGCGGATATCAGGACGCGCCTGACCTCAAGCAGTTGGGCATTCTCGCCACGGAATTTGTCAGGAACGAGGTTGCTATGAAGGGCCCCGTTGTCACCGTTAAGACGGTGCTCGATGAGGAGCGCGGCAAGTATGGCCGCATTCTGGTGGAGCTTTTCTTTGGTGGGGATGAGCACAGCCTCAACCACACCCTGCTCGCAGAGCGTTTAGCCGTAGGCTACTACGGGCAGGGCAAGGGCGATCTGTTCGAGGCGCACGCCGCTAACGTGGATTATCACCGAGAGCGGGGTACGCTGTATGGGGAAGATTAAGTTCGAAGCGGAGCTTGAGGCGGGCGAGACGCTGATTATCTCAGCCACTCTCGAAGAGGGCGTTTTCATGTCTTACCCGCAGGAAGATGACGATTATTGCGAAGATGACGATTATTGCGAAGATGACGAGGAGCCCGAGAGGGACAATGTAGTGCACCTCGAACCTCAGTAAAGCTCGTCGGCCCCAAACTCCACGACATTGTGATGGGCGTTGAATGGCGTAAACACGTCGGTTTCCAAGCATTCCAGCCCGATCTTCAGCGCCTGCTCATTGCGCGCATCCCCAAAAGCGATGGCTTCATCGCTGAGTGTGTACACACCAAACGGGTAGGGATGCGCTTTTTCCACGGCCAAGAAATAAAACTTGTCGGCGCGTAACCCCACGGAACGTGCGCCGTTCAGGTAATACGCCGCCTGCTGGTAGTAACGGAAGCTATTGATCGAAGATCGGAATCCACGGGGAGACGCATCGCGAGTGGTCTTGAGATCCCAGATGTCGGTGCCCGTGTACCAGTCCATTCGGCCCTTGCAGGGCTCGCCGTGCCATTCCCAGCAGATCACCAGTTCAACCCTGTCGGATTGCTTGGGGATGTAATCGGAAAGCACAGTGCGGCGTTCCATGCAGATATCAAACAGATCCTGCTTGATTGGCGTGCGGTTGCC